CCGGCGGTCTCAGGCCGGCGCCACCGTGGCCGACTGTTGCTCCGCCCCGTGGCCGGTTTTTACTCCGCCGTTGACAACACCACCAAGGGGAAGGTCTGGCTCGAGCCGGGAGAGACCGTTGAGGTTGACCTCGCTGAGGGCGAAGATGCGCCGGAGAACTGGTTCGAAAGCTCAGGCCTTCCTGAAAAAGGTGATGGCAAGCCGAGCGAGCGCGACGAGCTGAAGAAGCAGGCCGACGAACTCGGTCTTCAGTACGCCGGCAACATCTCGAACGTGAAGCTGAAAGAGCTGATCGACGCCAAGCTGGCCGAATGACCCATGACCCGGCGGGAAACCGCCGGGCACCCCTTCCAGAGGACGGAACATGGCCTATACCGCCCCGACCCCCACGACATTCAAGGCCCGCTATCCGGAGTTCGCGCCGGTCAGCGACGATCTCGTTCAACTGATGATCGACGACGCGATTGGCGAAGTCGGCGACACATGGATCGAGAAAGACCGATCTCGCGCGCAGATGCTCCTCGTCGCCCATTGGCTGACGATTGAGGGCGAGCCGGGCCGGTCCACAACCGGGCAGGGCTCCGCAGGCACTGGCCTCGTCAAGCGCCGCAAGGTCGGTGACGTTGAGGTGGAATTCGCGACCGCCGGCGGCTCATCGTCTGGTGGCAGTGCGACGTCCAGATACGCCCTCACATCGTACGGGCAAGAATACATGGCGCTGATGTGCCGCAACTTCCCGGCAGTCGCCGTGGTTTGAGGAGATGACAATGAAGGTCACCAACACCAGCCAGTCCCGCCAGGGCGTTCACACCACCGACGGTGTCGTTTTCATCCATCCGGGCCAGAGCCGCGACGTCGAGTTGACGGCCGCCGGTGAGAAATTTGTCGACGGTTCGGCTGATCTCGTCATCGATGGCCGCACCCGCAAGGGCTCAAAGGCCGATGGCGAACAGAAGACGGCCGACGAGTGAGCTTCACGGTCGAGGTCAAGCGCAAGAAGCGGATCGACCTCTCAAGGCTACAGACCAGCCTGCGCGGGCCCAAGAAGGTCAAGGTCGGCTTCCCGGCCGGCGAGGCGGACAGCGACAACATCCAGAAAGCAGTCTGGAACGAATTTGGCACGCGCGGCGGCGCATCCGGCGGCGGGTGGGGCGGCCCAGTTCCAGAACGTCCCTTCATGCGCAACGCAATGCGCGAGAACACCAGCAAATACCGCAACGGCATGCGGTCGTCCGCTGCGAAGATCCTGACCGGCAAGACGTCGATTACGGTCGTTCTGTCGAAGCTGGGCATCATGGCTCAAGGCGATGTGCAGCAGAGCATCACGTCGCTCTCATCGCCCGCGAACAGCCCGACGACAATTGCGCTCAAGGGCTCGAGCAACCCGCTTATTGACACCGGCGAGATGCGCGGCGCCGTGACCTGGAAGGTCTGGAACGGATGATCGACGTTGCCATTGCCATAGACGGGGAGGCCGTCAACGTAACGCGGGCGCGCCTGGTGGGCGGCGATCATAACGACGACGGCGACTGGATCGAAGGCGCGCCCGTCACGGCGACCATTCGCGCAGCCATCCAGCCGGTGAAAGGCAACCAGCTTATGGATATGCCCGAGGGGATTCGCACCGAAGCGGGGTGGATGTGCTGGAGCCGGTCTGACATCATCGTCGATGACACGATAACGGCGTCTGGCGTGTCCTACCGCGTGCTGTTTTCCTGGCCGCGCGCCGAGGGAGGGTTCTACCGCGCTGCGCTGGGGCGGCTCGCATGACGAACGACGAAGTCCACAGCGCCGTCGTCCGCTGGATCTGCGCGCGCACCAACGGCGTGAGAACGATCAAGAGCCACGAAGGCGGCAAGACGTACCCCGCCTATAACATGGTCAATTTCACCGGCGCGGAAGAACTTCGGCGCTGGCACCGCAAGATCGAGTTTACCGAGACCGACGAACTCAACTCCGCCGGCGAGAAGATCATTGAGGCCGCCCCGGTTATCGACATGGAATGGCGCTTCTCCGTTCATGCCTACGGGGAAAACCCGACCGACCGGCTTCGACCGATCCTTTCGGCAATAAAGCTCCCCCAGGTGATGGAGCCGCTGTTGCCGGGCCTGCTGGTGCATTCCGCGTCCCAGATCCGCAATGTGCCGGACTGGATCAATGAGAAATGGCAACCACGCGCTCAGATGGACCTTTTCGTCCGTGGTGTGACGCGTGACGCCCACGTTCTCGATGTCATCGACGAATACAGCTTCGACATCCGTCCGGCTGGCTAACCCCTGAAAACCCGAGAGAAAGGAAATCGCCATGGCGGTGATCCCTTATTCGCGAGTGGTGGATGTCACCCTCTCGCGCAATGACGCCTACCCGAGCCGCCGCGGTTTCGGTACGCAGCTCATCATCACCACGGAATCGGTGACCGGAAAGGTCGACCCGACCCACCGCACGAAGCTTTACGGCTCGATCGAGGAAGTCGGTGAAGACTGGGCGACGACGACCAGCGCCTACAAGGCCGCGCTGTCTGCGTTCTCGCAGAAGCGTCGGCCCCGCCAAATCAAAATCGGGCACGTCGTTGATGACGAGACGATGATCGACACTGAGCTTCAGGCGCAGCTCGATCTCCTCTATGCCGCTGACAGCGACTGGTACTTCTTGACGATCGCAGCCGACCTCCGCGACGTCGCCGCGCTTCCGGGCCTCCTCCCGTGGGTTCAGGCCAAGCCGAAGCTTGCCATCCTCGACAGCAACGACGTCGACACGGAAAATCCGGCCAGCACGACCCAGAGCATCGCATCGGCGAACAAGGGCAACTTCGACCGGACGGCGATCTTCTATCACACCGATGCATCGGCATATCCGGCGGCTTCGCTCGCCGCCTACATGCAGACGCGCGACTTCGATGAGGCAAACTCGGCATATACGGCCAAGTTCAAGGAGCTTCCCGGCGTGCCCGCCGTGAATATCGGCTCCGCTGCACTCACCGCCGTCACGGGCTTCACGCCCGGCGTCGGTCAGTCCGAAGCGGCCGGCCATATGGCCAACACCTATATCGACATCGGCAGCCGGAATTTCGTGGTCGAGGGCTCGACGTTGACGGCTAACGTCTTCCTGGATGAGATCCATGCGACGGACTGGATCATCGCCCGCACGGAAGAGGAGGCACTCGGCATCTTTCTCAACAATCCGCGCATCCGGTTCGATGACAGTGGCATGCAGATGCTCGCCGGCGCGGTTCGCACCGTCATGCAGCAAGCCACGCGCGCCGGCCTGGTTGCGCTCGACGTCGACGACGCCACCGGCGCATACGAGGCGGCCGTTCAAATCACCGTTCCGAGCGCCTTCGATGTGCCGGAAAGCCAGCGAAAGGCTCGTATCTCTCCCCCGATCGAATGCCGCTTCCGCGCCGCCGGCGCCGTCCACTACACGGTCGTTCGCTACCAGATGGCTTATTAAGGAGGCCTGATCCATGGGAACCACTTCCGCATATGGCTACGTCAATACCGCGAATACGGTAGACGGCCAGCTCGTCCAGGGCCTCTGGGACGGCGACGACGTGATCAGCATCGCGCCTCTCGGCGATAAAGGTACGATGCTCATCGGCGCCGACGGATCGGCTCTGTTCTCCGTCTCGGCGAACCGGGGCGCGACGATTACGCTCCGCCTGATGCACACCAGCCCAACCCATCGCCTGCTCATGCAGAAGCTGAAGCGTCAGCAGGCGCTGGCCTCGCCGTCGGCGGCATTCCCGGTAACCGCCTTCGACACCTCGAGCGGCGAGGGCGGCACGGGTGACAAGTGCTTCATCCAGAGCGCACCGACCGACAGCAAGGGCAGCAATGCGACCGTTCGTGAATGGGTTCTGGTGACCGGCGAATGGAACCCGGAGATCCCGAATGGCTGAGCGTAAAATTGCCGGCATGGAAGTCCGCGTCGATCGGCCCCTCGCGACCGAGGCGCTGAGGCTTCAAGCCCGCCTCATGCGCGCGGCCGGGGGCGCCGCCGACCAATTGCCCGAGATCCTCGGCGAGATGCGCGCCGCCCAGACCGACGAAGCCAAGCAGGCGATCGGCGTCAAGCTTATCGGCGTGCTGACCGACGTGTTCGACCGCCTTGATGCGGACGAATACGTGCGCCTCGTGGGCGATATCGTCGCAATGGCGAAGATCAAGCGGCCCTCCGGTCAGTACGACCGTATGGACCTCGACGGCGACCTGACGCTCAATCTCGGCGCCATCATCCCCGTCGCCGCCTTCGTCCTGAAAGAGGTGTTTGGGGATTTTTTCTCCGGCGCGCTGGCCAATGGCAACCGCGGGGCGATGGGAACGGCCTAACCTCGGCTCAAGTGGAGCGCATCGCGCCGAACCTCAACATGTGGCTCTGGCGGCCAATCGTCGCCGACCCACCCATATACACCCAGGCCGACCTACGCACTTGGGTAACGTTGCAGGACGTCATGGACGCCCATGAAGCCCTCGATTTGAAGGGCGCGATGCAGGAGAAGGCGAACAAGCCTTGATCAGGCGTGTTCGTTAGGTAGGGTAGTGCCCCAAAACCATGGAGGGGCGCGATGTTCGGTTGGCTTCGTAGAGTTTTTACGTCGCGGCCAGTCGTCTTCGATGAGGTCAAGAGGTCAATCTCCCTCGACATTTCCGGTGACCCTGACTTTGACGATTATGCACCTCCTCGTGAGCGGCTGGAGGTCCGACTACGGGGCAGCAACCTAGTATCCCCGGAGGCAAAGGAGTTCATCGTAAAAAATGCGACGATGCACATCCGGAAGGGTGGAAGCAGCAGCGGGTTCATGAAGTTGCTGAAGTCAGCTTTGCCGGATGAATCTGCGGATTCAGTCGCCGAGGCGGCGAGGTTGCTTCGGTTGGAGGAGCATAGATGTCGCACTCTCCATAACCTTCGCAGAATGGAAGAGGCGGATGTTACGCATTGCACTCTCAGTTCTGCGGGGGATGAACGGGACACGTCTTTCGAAAAGAAAATGAACGGGAAGAGGATGACTCTTTCGCAAGCAAGAAACCTTACGCTTGAACGATCTGACGACTTTCCTCGCAGCGTTTTCCGCGGTGAAGTGAAATTCTAAACCGATTGTTCAATCGCACTTTGAACCTCGAACCACGCAAGGCCGCTCGAACGTCCCGGCCCAGATGCCGGCGCCGGCCGCATCTGCCTGGCGCTGCTCCTCGGCATATCGGCCCTTGCTGTATTTCGGCCAATCGATGGCATAGCCGTTCGTCACAAGCCAACGGTTCACGTCAGTCCCATCGGCCCGGGTGCAGACGGCAACGATCCTGTCCCGGTCGCGCCCGGTCTTGTGGCAAGACACTGGGCGGGACTCGGCTAGGAACGCGTCGAGAGCGTCAGCCGACACCTTGCCGCATCGATATGACTGTCCTGAGGCGTCCGTGCAGCGCTGGCGGCTTTCGGGCGCGTCGATCCCATCGAACCGGATGCGGGTGCCCTGGATGTCGATCGTGTCGCCGTCGATGACGGAGGCGCGGCCGACGATCTCAGTGGCCATCGCCGGGATAGGCAATGAGGTAAGGGCGACCAGGATCAACCGAGCGAGCATTCACTCTTCCCCAGTTCGGTCATTTCATCCCTCGCAAGTGCTGCGGCATCAAGGATGCGAATGATGACTAGATCACCTTTGGGCATTCCGGCCTCGCTGAGCAGTAGACACATGTAGTCGGCCAAGCCGTCGCGACGTGAGCCGTCATCTCGAACCGAAACCCACAGCGATATCCGCTGAGGAAACATGGCCTCGACCACGACCTTCTCTTTCCGGATCAGGTCAATTGCTTTGTCCCGCCACGCGTCATCCGCCGCAACGCTCAGCGGCAAGAGCAGCGAAAGCGCAAGAATTCCGATTCTCTTCATAGGTTCCTCCAGAAGGTGAGCGCCTATGGTTAGGCCCATCAAGGATTTCAATCAATGATCACTGACGAGCTGGTCGCTATTCTCGGATACGAGATCCGCGGTCAAGACAAGCTGCGGGCTTTTACGCAGTCGATCGACGATGCGGCGCGCCGGCTGACAACCTTTGCCGTGGCGGCCGCGACGGTCGCTGCGGGAGCGGCTGCCGCACTTGGCAAGTCCGTCATTGATACCACTGCGAAATTCGAGAGCTTCCAGGCCACGCTCGAAACCGTCGAGGGGAGCGCCGACAAGGCTCGAGCCTCACTCGACTGGATCAGCGAGTTTGCGAAGCGCACACCCTATGAGGTCGAGGAACTGACGAGCGCCTTCGTCAAGCTTCGCGCATATGGCATGGATCCGACGAACGGCCTGATGGAGGATCTCGGGAATGCCTCGTCGGCTATGGGCAAGTCCCTGATCGATGCCGTAGAGATGATTGCGGATGCTTCCACCGGCGAGTTTGAGCGGCTGAAGGAGTTCGGTATCCGCGCGAGCCAAGCCGGCAATCAGGTGACGTTTTCCTGGACGGAAAACGGAAAGACGCTCACCAAAACCGTGAAGAAAAACGGCGAGGAAATCACGAAGTTCATCCAGGAGCGTTTTGGCGCGCGCTTCAACGGCGCGATGATGCGCCAGTCGAAGACCTGGAACGGTATGATGTCGAACCTGTCCGACACATGGACCGATTTTCAGCGAAAGATCGGCGAAGCCGGCTTCTTCGATGCCGTAAAGGGGCAGCTTGGTAGGGTTCTCGACTTTCTCGCCCAACTCGAGCTTGATGGGACGCTCGCCCGCTGGGCCAAGTCGTGGTCGAGTGCGTTTATCTGGATCACCGATGCCATCGCGCGCTTCGGATGGCGCCTCGCCGCCCACTGGGGGACGATCGCCGAGTTGATCGAGGAGCATAAGGGCGTCTGGGAAGGCCTAAAATGGGTCCTCCTCGGTATCGGTGTGCGCCTCTTCCCGCTCATTTCGCTGTTCGGTGCCCTCGCTCTGGCGATCGACGATTGGCTGACGTTCATGCGAGGCGGGGAATCCGTTATCGGTGACTTTGCCGACGCGCTTTCCGAAATGCTCGGCGCTGACCCTGACGCTGTTGCCTCGGCGATTACGACAATCGGAACTGCGGCCCTTGGGCTTGTTGGAGCCGCCGCAGTGATGGGCTCGTTTACGGCGGCTGTCTGGCCCCTTGCTGCGGCGCTCGCCGCGTTCGCAGGGGCCTTCTACCTCGCGAAATCTGGTTTCGATTACCTCGCGAACTTGGATGCGGAAGGTTCGAAGATCAAGGCGGTTGAAAACCCGCGCTCGAAGCCGGGATATGTCGAAAAGGGGCATGGCTACGACGAAAAGGGCGAGTTCATCTACATGGACGGCAATCGGCGCATTGACCGACCGGATGAGAACCCGACGGCCGGGTTTACCAAGGACGCGCTGGACTACAAATTCCTCCTTCAGAACCTTGAGGAGAACAGGGCAAAAATGGAGGGTGACGCCGCCGCGGCGAATGTCAGCAACACGCTCAATGACAGTCGAAACCAGAGCACGACGGTAAATGTCGGTGGAGTGACGGTCCAAGGCGTCCAAAACGTCACTGGCGCGGTAGGCGGTGCGGTCGGCAATGCGGTTGGCCAGGCTGCGGCTCGGGCCGGCGCGTCCCGTTTCGAGAAGGATGACCAGCTATGAGCGCCATCGCCTTCTCGCGCCTCATCGGCCCTATCCCGGTCGATTGCGTGATCTCGGAAAAGCACGAGAGCGATATCGAGATCACGGAAATCCCGATCGAGAGCGGGGCGAGAATCACGGATCATGCATTCGTGCTGCCGAAGCGCGTCGTGCTAGACATTGCCAACGACAACGCCGCTGCGGCCTATAACGCATTCGTCGCGTTCCAGAGCACCAGGGTCCCGTTTCAGCTCGTCACGGGGCTCTCGCTCTATCGGAACATGCTGATCAAGCGGCTCACCGCCGACCGGGACAAGGATTCGGCGCGCATCCTTCGCTGCACGGTGGAGCTTCAAGAGATCATCATCGTCAGCACCGGCTATACGACCGACACCAGCGGCCGGACGAGCGGCCGGACGAGCGGAGAGCCGGGCGGCAAGGACAGCACCCGGTCCACGCGCCTCAGCAAGGAACTTTCCGGCGACACGACGACCGGTGACCGCGTTACGGAGACCATCCAGCGCGGGGATACCGGTTTCGACAACGTGACCACCAGTGACGACACCTCGTACCTCAAGACCATGCTTGGCGGCTAACCCATGAACGTCTTCAAGATCATCGATGAGGCGGATCAGCAGTTTTCCGCTGTGATGAACAATCGCCGGGTGACGCTTCGTCTCCGCTACAACAAGGTCGTGGACCGGTGGATGCTGGACCTCTCGATCGATGATGTGCCGGTTCTGAACGGCCGGCGGGTGGTGGCTGGGCTCGATCTGCTCCGTGGTTTCGGCTTCGGCGTCGGCGCGATCGTGGCTTTCTCGCCGTCGGGTGCCGCCCCGGACCGCTCCGCTCTGCCGCTCGGCACAGTGAAGCTCTATCAGGTCTCGGCGGAAGAGATGAAGGCGGCTGCCTGACATGCGCCAATACCTGAAGAAGGTCCGCGGAATTTTCAACGGCGGGCTGACCATCAATCCGGGCGGCATCGCTGTGCACGAGATGAAAATCGCCTTCGACATCGTCAAGGATATCTCGAGCTCGGCGAACACGGCCACCATCGAAATCTGGAACCTGTCGGAGAGCCACAGGAACAGCGTCGGCAAAGAACTGGACGAAATCACCCTGGAGGCCGGCTATATGCCGCCGGAAGGGGGCGGCAACGTCGGCATCCTCTTCAAGGGCGCCATACGCGACGTCGAGCACAAGCGCCAGGGCGCCGATATCGTCACCCGCATCTCCTGCGGTGACGGCGACAAGGCGATCCGCAAGGCCAAGCTCTCCAAGAGCTATCCCAAGGGCACGCCGGTAAAGGACGTCGTCGAAGACCTCTACAAGGAGTTGGAGAAGGAAGGCGTCAAGCGCGGGGAGTGGAAATTCCCCGATGACATGAAGCAGGAATTCAAGCGACCCTATGCGACCTGCACCCGGTGCTATCGGGAACTCGACACGATCGGGCGCGGCCACGGCTTCTACTGGAACCTCCAGAACCAGACGATGGAGATCATTCCTGGAGACGGATACGTCGGCCAGGTCGTGCTGATCGCGCCAGAAACGGGCATGATCGACACGCCGGCCATCACTGACAATGGGGTGCGGGTCTCCTGCCTCCTCAATCCGGAGATCCGGCCGAACCGCCGCGTGCAGGTGCGGTCGGGCATCATCGATATGAATGCTGACGGCGGCATGTACCGCGTCAGCCAAGCCAGCTACCGCGGCGACAACTTCGACGGTGACTTCTCGGTCGAGGTCGTGGGTGAGTCCGTCAGGGGCGGCAAAGTGGACGAGGGAAAGCGCTAATGGTCGGTCTGCTCGGCAAGGTCACCAATCAGTCCCGCGACGTCGTCGGCAGCAGGGCGCAGTCAGAAGTGAGCGCGATCTGGGGCGAGATCCCCGGCAAGATCGTTTCCTTCAATGCCAAGACCCAGACGGCGACCATCCAGCCGCTCTACAAGCCGAAGTTCGACGGAGAATCCGTCGACATGCCCCAGCTCTACGAGGTGCCGGTGCGCTTCCAGCGCGTGGGTGGATTCGTCATCACCACACCAATCAAGCCCGGCGACAAGGTTACGCTCCGGCCGCAGATGCGCAGCAGCGAGAATTACCACGGCGGCGAGGACTATGAGGCGTCCGATGCGCGGACCTTCTCCCTGGCCGACTATGAGGCGTTCCTTGACGGCGGTGAGGCCCTGACCGATCCGATCCCGAACTTCAACAGCGAGAACATGGAAATTCGGTCGGCCGACGGCAAGTTCGCGATCGAAATGAGCGAAGACGGCAAGTTTCGGATCCGCGGGGCCGAGGGCAACATCTACGATCTCCTCGCGCAGGTCGTCGAGCTGTTGGGCGCCGAAACGGCGACCGTCTCCGGTGGCTCATCGAAAGGCATTTGGCCGCTGACGCATCAGGCACAATTCGCCGAGATCGCCGGCAAGCTGCGGGGAATGGCGCTATGAGCAGGCTCGGCCTCGCGATCGACCAGGCGACAAATGATCTCTTCCTTCGCGCCGACAAGAGCCTCGCGGTCGTGACAGACGCGGAAGCCGTCGGCCAGCACACCCGCCAGCGTCTCCAGACCTATGAGCGGGAATGGTTCCTCGACACGACGGCCGGCGTGCCGTGGCTCGATCAGATCCTCGGCAAGGCCTACGACCCGGCGCTGGCCGAGGCGGTGGTGAAGGCGGAAATCCTCGACACGGATCAGGTTACCGGCATTGAGGGCTTCTCCGTTTCGTTCGACCGCGGAACCCGGCGCCTCAACATCCGATCCATCGAAGTCATGACGGCCTATCAGGAGGTGGTACAGGTATGAGCGGAGTAACGGCCACCGGTTACGTCATCAAGACGCCGCAGGAGATCCTTGCGAGCCTGGAGGATAAGGCCGAAACGGTGTTCGGCCCGGGCGTGATCATGACGGCGCAATCGCCGCTGGGCCAGATCCTCGGCCTTATCACGGACTTCGCGACGGAAATGGAAGAGCGCAACCTCGCCATCTACCAGTCCTATGACCCGACGCAGGCCGAGGGCGCCAACCTCAACCGGATCGGCAATATCCGGGCCTTGTCGCGCGGTTCGCTCTCCGATGCCGGTTTTGCCCGCGTCATCACCAACCAGCAGAACAGCGCGGTCCGCATGTCCGACCGCATCCAGGCGGTGATGGCCGTGGATGGCGTTTCGTGGGTAGCGGTGCGGGAGAACAGCGCGCAGTTTTCGGACTCGTCCGGCATCCCGCCCCACACCATCGCGTTCGCGGTGATCGGCGGGAATGATGCCGACGTGGCCGAAGCGATCTATGAGAACACCGTGCCCGGCATCGGGCTTTACGGCATGACGTCCGTCCCGGTGACGATCGGCGGCTACTGCCGGCAGATCAATTTCATCCGCCCCGCTGACGTGCCCGTGTTCGTGGACCTGACGGTGCGCCTCGTGCCTGATGTCTGCACCTGTGGTCTGACCTCGCCGCAAGAGGTGGTGGATTATCTCGACGCCGCGGCGAACGGCGATTGCGGTCTCATCAACGGCGATCTGGTCGATCAGGCGAAGATTGAGGCGCTGCTGGGCACGATCGGCGGGCTCTCGGTTACGCGCGCGCTCGTCGGCATCGATGCGAACGACCTGACGGCCGACGGGCTGCAATTCGACGTCCTTTCACGCCCGGTCATCGTGGCCAAGAACATCAACGTGCGGTTCTCCTGATGATCGACAAGGCGGCGATGGAAGAGGAGCGGATCGACCGCGTCCTCACCCAGTATCGTGAAAGCTCGAACCTCCTTGGCTTGATCCGGGCCGCGCTGTCGGAATTGGCTGATGTGGCCGAGCGCGGTGACGCTATCCAGTCGGCGTTCGATATCGACACGTCCACCGGCGATCAGCTTACGATGATCGGCAAGTGGCTGGGCTGGCCGCGCACGCATTGCCAGGGCAGCAGGGCCAAGGTCTTCGGCTTCGCATGTGAGGACGACGACTGCAGCGTTGGCTATCCCGTTCTCGGCTTTTGCGAGGGCGCCCGATTTGCGTGCGACGGCGCGCTCTACGAGGAATACACGTTCGCCGACGATGCGCTCTACAGGCGGTATCTGAAGGCGAGGGCGGTTGCCATCAACTCCGCCCAGACCAACGATTACAGGCGCGAAAGCCTCGTTTTGGCGGCAAGCGCGCTTCTTGCCTCGGAATGTGTGATCGTGAAGGAGCGGCGAGGGGAGATCATCCTTTGCCTCACCAGATTTTTCACCTCGGCTGAGCTGCAGATCCTGCACCTTGCGGAGCAAGTCCTGCCGATCGCGCCGGGCGTCAAACTGACATGGGCGCACTGCGACGGCGCAATCTTCGGCTTCGGTGATGGATGGGGTGAAATGTGCACCTCATCATTCTACTCGATCATCAAGGATCCGCTGGAGCGGACTCCCAAATCCGGCATCTTCGGCTTCGGCTCCGCATGGTCCGGCTTCTGCAATGGCCGCTTCTATTCCGGCGATCCGGCCGACATCGAAACCCTCTGAAACCTCGAAATTTTAGGTGAGAACATGACTCTGCCGTTCCCGCAGAAATGGGCGAACGCGTCGACCGATCGGCGCACGCCCTCGACCGAAGAAAACGCGAACGGTTGGGCTTGCGGCGCAGCCGACCCTGACCTGTTCGACTACCTGTTCTACGTCGAGCAGGACGCGATCAATAAGCTGGCCAGGCAGATCGAGTATGCCGCCGTCGAACTCGGTATGACCTATTCGCCGGACGACGAGACGATTCTCGACGACGTCCTGAAGACCTATAAGGACATCATTTCCGAAGATCGGGTCATCAACGTCCCGGGCGATTTCACCGACCCGGCCGACGCGATGGACTACCTGTCGCGGTTCCGAATCTCGAACGATGCCACGGTGATCGTGAACATCGCCGAGGGCACCTACAATATCGGAACGAAGGTCATTTCCGGCCACCCCGACGGCCTGCGTATCAAGATCATGGGGCCGGCACTGCCCTCTGGCATGGTGACAGAGCCGAGCTTCTCGGTAACCGGCTCCGGCGTCGGCAACATCTCGACCGACCGCATCGTCAATGCCGCGATGCTTCGAACCCGCTTCAAGGTTGTCATCGAATCCACGAACGGAGCGGTTGACACCGGCACAAGCGATATCACGCTCGAGAACATCGCCTTCATCGGCCTGGGCTCGAATGACGGCATCAAGACCTCCGGTGGCCACATCAGGGCGACCAACGTCGCGGTGCACAACTATCTCAATGGCTGGCTGGTGGACCGTGGCGGCATCATCTACGCGCCGGGCTGCACCGCCTCGGGCTGCACCGCCTCGGGCTGGAACGTCACGAACAACGGGACGATCGTCAACAGCGGTGGCGTAGCGTCGGGCAACGCCGATGCTGGTTACACCGCGTCGATCGGCGGCACGGTCATCGCGGACGTATCGACGGCCAAGGGCAACGGCGGGTCTGGGTCAGGGGGGTATTTCGTCTCCCTTTCCGGCATCATTCAGGCCCGCGCATCTGTCTCCAAGAACAATGAGGGCTCCGGCTACCTCATCACCAATGACGGCTTCATCCAGGCCCGCGAAAGCCAGTCCAACAACAACAAGGTCTACGGCTACTCGGTCTTCAATGGCGGGCGCCTGAATGCGGCGGAAAGCAATTCCGGCAGCAACACGTCCGGCGATTATCGCTGCTCGAACTTCGGGGCGATGACGATCACAGGCTATGCCGGCTCCGCTTCGGCGTCTCCGACCGTGAATACCGTCGGCAACGGCAACTGCTACATCAAGAACTAAGGGCAAGCCCATGAAAATCGTGATGAATGAAGCCGGCGCGATTGTCGGCCGGCATGTCGATGCTGCGACGATCGACGCGACGCTCTACAGCGCGTGGGGCTCGGTTCTGGTCGGCATCGTTCCGGACGGAGTGATCGGGCAGGACAGCCTCGGCCGGGACATCCTTTCCGGCTCTGCAATCGACGTTGCACGCGATCTGGCCAAGCAGATGACGCGCGAGGACGTCGCCCACAAGATGGCCGATCTGCGGGAAGACTATCCGCAGGAGGAGCGCGACACCTGGCCGTCGAAGCTCGTCGAGGCGAACGCCATCATCGCCGGCGGCGCGGTCGAAGATACGATCTACATCGCGGCCATGGCGGAGGCGACAGGGTCCAAGCCTGAGACCATCGCGAAAACCGTGATCAAGAAGGCGAAGACCTACGCCACGAAACTGGCCGAGGCCGAGGCCTTCCGATCCGACCGCTATGCCGCGATCGACAAGGCCCGAAACATCAAGGCGGTGATCGCTGCCGTCGGTGGCTGATCATGGCGTCCTGCACCAATTTCCTCTCCCTGCCGTTCCAGTCGAGGCAGGGGCGGGCGCTCGATCGCACCACAGCCCCGCTGCCCGACGGCGCGGTTGCCATGTTCAGTTTTGGCGCTCGGCTCTACATCATCAAGGGCCGGTCCTTCAATAACGCGGACCTCGCCGTCACGGTGCGCTGGGGCGACGAAACGGTCTACTTGGCCTTCGCCGACGGTATCGACACGCGCGGCGGAGACATTCGCCTCGATCTTCCTCCCGGCATCTATGACCTCGTCAAGGTCGATCCGTTCGGCGGCGAGATCCAAACCAACGTCATCGTCAAGGATGGCGCTTCCCTCATCCCGCGCTCCGGCCAGCCGTTCGTTCAGATCGTCTATGCCTTCCCCGCCGGCCAACTCACCACCGAGGAACTGGAGGACTTCATCGTGCCTCTCAATGTGCAAGCCGACTGGTCCGTCACGGACCCGTTGTCGGCCGCTTACGTCCAGAACAAGCCGAACTTCATTACGAACGACGACCTTAATCTCATCCTGGAAACCACGATCGGCCCGATCATCGACGAAGCGGTTGAGGAGCAGTTGACACCAGTCGTCGCGAGTGTCGCCGGTGCGGTCGAAGCCGCCGAAGATGCCGCTGCCGCAGCCAATGCAGCCGCAGGCTCGGTCACAGATCAGGTGCGCGGCGCACTCTACTTCACACGCTGGATTGCGGGGTAAATCATGGCCATCTCAACTCCCAAAACCTTCGGGATCGAACTGACGACCTCCGCGCAGCGCATCATGGCTGACGTGGTTCCTGTCGGGAAGGTTCGACACTTCACGATGGTGCAGTGCACGAGCATCGATGCATCGAACGATGCGCTGGCAACCGTGCGTTGGCTTGACGCTTCAAATAGCAATGCGGCCAATCCGCTGCTGTCTCAGGCGACGGTGACGGCCAAGGATGTAATCCCGGCGATCGTCGGGGCGTTTTCACTTGAGGCTGGCGATGACTTCGAGGCGCTGGCGTCGGCTGCTGGCGACATCCATGTGACCACCGTCTATTACGATGAGGATGTTGTCTAATGCCTCGTATTCGACACATCGGCGGGCATGGGTCGATTTTGACGGCGAAGGGTGGGAAGGGCGCCGCCTATGAGGGGGCGGCGTGGACGCCAAGGGCCTTGATCCCGCGATTCAATGTTTTTGGCGTCGTGAACAACGCTCGCGGGATCTGCGTGAAGCCCGACGGAACACGGTTTTACGTGCTGCTCTCGACTGACGACACGATACACGAGTTTCGGCTCGCCAAGAAATGGCGCGTCGATAGCGCGGTATACGTCGGTAGTGCTGTCCTTGGGACGATGGGGACGGCGGTCAACCTAGCGTTCAAGCCAGACGGGACTGCTGTCTATGTGACGGATAGTGTTGCTTCCGCCGCAATTAGGCAATACTCGCTTTCTACACCATGGGACCTTTCGACCCTTTCCTACGTAGGCGTGAAACTCGTCAACTCTCAATCCACTTCTCCGGGGGGCATGGCGTTCAAGCCAGACGGAACGAAGCTTATGCTTCAAGGTGGGTCGAACATCTATGAGTACACGCTTTCGACGCCATGGCTCGTCTCAACGGCGACCTATGTCGGAAGTTCCGGATTCCTATCTCCTGGGTATTCGGTTGCTCTAAGCCCGGACGGAACACGTCTCTTCCATGACCGCGGCGCGAACGGCACAATCGCTGACTACACCCTTGGAAATCCATGGTCGGTCGGCGGGACCAACACGGCCAATAATCCTGTCTTGAGTGTCGGCGGAATCCAATCGTTCTTTTATCGTGAGGACGGCAAGGCGCTCTACGCGATGGATATAAACGGCTACCTCAACCAGTTCGGAGGCGTCTGATGCTCTACACCCGCAACGGCTCCTACCCGGCCGCTCTGCCGGCCTCCATCACGCTCTCCAATGGCTTCATCCGCACCGATCCGTCGAGCTTCACGGTCGATGAGATCGCAGATGCGGGCTATGTCGAGGCGCCGGCGCAGCCCGACTACGATCCGGCAACGGAGCAATTGGGATGGGACGGCGAGGTTTGGACGGTGACGACTTTGCCTCCGCCCACCGAAGAACAGGTCGACGCCGAGCGAGACCGCCGCATCGCGGCCGGGTTCAGCTTCGGCGGGGTGATCTACCAATCCCGCCCAGAGGACCGCGAGAACATCATGGGCGCTTCAACAGCGGCGCTCGGCGCCATGATGCAGGGGGCGCAGGCTGGCGACTATCGTTGGCATGGCGGCGACAGCGACTTCGTGTGGATCGCGGCGGACAACTCCATCCATCCGATGGATGCACAGACCGTCTATGCTTTCGGCCTTGCCGCCATGGAGCACAAGACGGCGCATATCTTCGCGGCCCGCGCGATCAAGGACGCGGACCCGATCCCGTTCGATTTCACCGACAACGGATACTGGCCTTAAATGTACAGAGACCCGGGAGCGCCTCGTGTCGCTCAACCGGGTCCGTGCCAGATCGATCTTGGGGGAACATCCAGCCGCCTCAAAATGGCTGGGATGTCTTAAAATATCGTAGGTTGCCATCATGATTTTTCGCATCCTTGCGGCGGCCTTGTGCTGCCTGCTTCTTGCCGCCTGCGCGACGGATGGTGAGGGGCACTTGCTCACCAACGCCGTCGTCATCACCGATCACCAGAGGGGCGCCCGATGAAGTACAGGACCTATGGCAAACTTCGCTGGTTCAGCGAGTGGAAGGTGGACCGGAGCAACTTCGGCCATGCGCTTGAGGCGTTCATCTTCGCCCTGGCGCTGACCGGGATCACGGTCATAGTCTCCCGCTACACGCCGGCGCAGGCGTTCCTTTTCTGGACCGGCATCATGCTGGCCAATTACTGGGGCCGTGAGAAGCGCGACTGCGAGACCGGGATGGATATGCCGGCCGGCTCGCCCAAGGCCTGGCTGTTCATGTGGTGGCGGCCGAAGAACATCCTGGACATGGCCGGACCGATCCTCGTGCATGCCATTGCGTGGGCCATCTACCTCGACCCGTAAAATTCCTCTCCGAAAGGACACACCATGACTGCAACGCTTTCGCTTGCGCTGCTGGAGCGCGCCTATGGCCGTGCCTTCACCAGTGCCCAGCGCACCAATGCCCAAAGCGTCATCGACGCCCTGACAACCTACGGAGACCGCTTCGGCCTTCTCCAGCCGCATCGCCTCGTCCAGTATCTGGCTCAGCTCATGCATGAGAGTGGCGGTTTCGCCTATGACCGTGAACTTTGGGGGCCGACGAAAGCCCAGAAGGGCTATGAGGGCCGCAAGGATCTCGGCAATATCCACAAGGGAGACGGGTCGAAGTACCGTGGCCGCGGGCCGATCCAGGTCACCGGACGGGCGAACTACCGGGAGTTCAGCAAGTGGGCGAAAACGATCGACCCGGGCGCTCCTAATTTCGAGACCGCCCCCGACAAGATCAATTCCGATCCATGGGAAGCTCTCTCGCCGATCTGGTATTGGTCCACACGGGATCTGAACCGCTACGCCGACCGTGGCGATATCGAGAACGTGACGCGGACCATCAATGGCGGCTTGAACGGCTATGCCGATCGGCTCCGCTACTACGACCGCCTTGCGCTCGCCTTCCTCGGCTACGGCATGAACGACATGCCGAAATTCCAGAAGGCGGCCGGCCTCAAAGACACGTCCGGCACCTCCGGGCCGCTGACCCGCGCCGCGCTGCATTCGGCTCTTCTGAAGCTCACCGCACCGCAGCGCCTTTCTGCCGATGTTGCGACGGCGCCCGTGGTGGAAGAGGTCGCCGTTGAGGTCAAGGTGCCGGTGCAGGTTGACAAGCCCGTCGTTCCCGTCGCGGTCGATAAGCAGGTCAAGAGCAAGGCCGACCGCATGGGCTGGCTCGCCGGCATCGGTGGCACGATCGGCACCAGCCTGACCGGTTTGCTCGGCGCGAACTGGCAGACCGTCCTTGCGTTCGGCGGCGTGGCGCTGGCGGCGCTCATCATCGTGATCCTGCTGCGCCACCAACTTGTGGCGGCGGTGAAGGATATCCGCGGGGAGGTCGAAGCATGATCGGCCTCCTCGATGCCGCCAAGATTGCCGGCGGCATTGCTCTTGGCGCAATGATCGCCACGCCGGCCGCACACTACCTCGGCAAGCGCGAGGGCCGCCAGGAGGCTGCTGTTGCCGCCCTCGAAGCGGCCGTGAAGGACTTCACCACGAAAGGAAAGATCAATGGTCAGGTGTCTTCTGCTGACGCTGCCTCTCTGTGCGCTGATCTGGGGTTGCCAGTCGACGAAACCAACGAGTGCATGCGCCGGCTTCGAGAAGCTTCGACCGAGCCTTGAGACGTCGGTGACCATCTTGCGAAGCGATCGGCCTTTCGCCAACCAGGTCGCGGCGCACAATCGCTTTGGGTCGCAGAAAGGCTGCTGGGAATGAGCCCACCTGAAATCGACGCGGCAGTGCACCGCCAGCTGGGCGAGCTCGTCGCCGGTATGCACGGCCTGCAGGACGCGATCCGTCGGATGGAAGAGGCCAGCCGGCGATCGGAAGACAAGTCGGAAGCCAGCCGGGCCGTCGTTCACCGCCGCCTTGACGAGGTGGTCGACCGGGTGGGCAAGGTCGAAACATCAATCGTCACGGTAAAGGAAGACGTGACGGAAATGAAGCCGGTGACGGATGAGGTGAGGAGGTGGAAGCTCATGGGGATGGGGGCGCTCGCAGTCACCGGCGTTGCTGCTATGGCCCTCGGCGTGACGTTCAGCGAGGCGCTGAAACGGATCGGGATGGCGCTACTCGGGAAAGGGTGATGACGACAGGGACATTGACCGAATGGATCGTCAGCGCTTATGCTCAGCGCCGTAAGGTCTCAATCTTCTGTAACGCCCCGCGCCCTTCTGGGTTGCGGGGCTTTTTTCGGTTTATGGCCTGACAAACACATCCGCTTCGTCGGCGGCGATAAGGAATGCCTTTCGGGCCTCTTCCGGGTCCGCAGCGCCTTCCATGACGGCGAGGCACAGGGTCTTGGCGGCAACAAATGCCTCGCCTTCGTCCACCGGCCATTCCTCAATCAGGACACGAGCAGCTTCCGCGGCGCTCGATATCATCCTGTAGCGCCCGAGCGTGAGCGTCTCGATAGTGACGGGAGGATCCCAATAGCCGCGGTTCATTGCGCCGGCGCCGGATCGTCTGCGGGGTCGGGGTCTTCCGCATAGGCCATGGCCTGGTTGTCGACGACGCTTCTCATGGCGGCAAACACCACGTCCGGCGACCACCCTGACTGAATAAGCTGGTCGATAAAATCCCGCACCGGTATGTCGATCATGCTTTCACAGTCGATCTGGGCGTCCGGATGATCCATCGGCTTGTTGGGAGACTGGATAACGGGTTGCATGCTGGCTCCTCCATTGCTGTAGCGGCAACGCTGGACTGGGCGGTCTGTTCCCTGGCTAGCCTCGCAGCCAGAGCGGCAACCCATCCTCATCCAGCGGCCCGATACGCTGAGCGACCAGCGCCGGCCTCGGCCCGCTGCGCGCCAGCCCCTCATCGTACCAGTCTTCGACGGCCTTCGCTGCTTCCCAAGCTTCATGCTTCCGGCCGTTGTGGGGCATTGGCCCTTGGAAGCCGGGCCACTCCGAACACCCTCCCGACCACAAGAACATGCCCCGCTTCAGGCTGGTCCGGTCTCGCGATACGCGACCGATATAGAGGCCGTCATGAAAGGCGCTCCAGTCTTCCTTCTCCTCGGGCCAGGTTTGGACCCAGCGGTATTTTCGCTTCCATGTGCGTTCGGACATGGGGGAGGAGATGATGCGGGGAGGGAAATTCGTCAAGAAAGTCATTCTGAACGCGCGGAATTGTTCAGTGTTTTCAATGGCCGTAAAGCCGCGCAAATCCGGTCGATCCGTCCCGATTTTCAGAACGCTCGTTGATATCAT